GTTTTGCCGAAACACCATAATAATGAAAAACAAGCTTATGTAGCATTCCATATGACTTCATGGTCTTCATCTTTATTTAGGACGACATGGGTCACAACGCTTCTGAGCATCCGTTTCTGCTCCGGCTCGGTGAGGAACGGCCATGCCTTATTAAATTCCTTCATCCGCTTATGTACGATCTTATAGTCGCGGTAAACGGGCGCCACTTCGATTTCATCTAATTGCAGTTGGATTGATTCGCGTTCTTCCTCAAGTTTACTCAAACGGTCGCTAATAGCTGAAGCTTTGACGGCTCCGGTTTGGATAGCGTCATATAAGTTTTCAATTCCGGATACGACCGAATCGAGTTTCGATTGTAGATTGGTTCTAATATTCGCATCTGGCTCGATTGACTGTTTTTTATCAATGACTTCTTTGACCCTCGAAGAACTGACGGACAGCTTCCGGATTTCATCAATAACAAACTGCTCGACCTTTTCGCGGCGATAATATCCAAGGGTACAACTTTCTCCGGCGCGATCTTTCTTGCGAACGTGCTGCTTCTTACAAGCGTACAGTTCATAAACATACTGTCGTCCAGCGCGGTTGGTTATCCGCTTTACATGGACGATGTTGCCGCCGCATACGCCGCATACCAGCAATCCTGTGAGTAAATATTCGCCAACAGGTGATCCGCCATCCTTTCGCCTAGTCGTTTCAGCCTGGACAGCTTCCCATGTTTCGATGTCGATTATCGGTTCGTGATTTCCTTCGACCACTTCACCGGCATTGATTAGCTTTCCAGTGTACAGGACCCGCGAAAGAATTTCCCTTATAATGCTGTGGTCAAACTTGCGCGATTTGGTGCGCTTGGCTGCCCATTCAGCGATTGATAAGCGTGATTCCCCATTAAGGTACTTCTTGAATATCTCGCGCACGATATGGGCTTCCTCGGGCTTCACTTCAAGCATTTGAGCATCTTTGTTCCATTCATATCCGAATGCCAGCCTGCCGCCGTACCACATACCCTTTCCCGTTCGTTGCCTACGGCCGGAAGTTGTGCGCTCAATGATCATGTCGCGTTCCAACTGCGCGAATACGGCTAGTATGCCGATCATTGCCTTTCCTAATGAGGTACCGGTATCAAATGGCTCTGTAGCTGATTTAAATGCTACATTGTTCTTGTCGAACACATCCTCAAGCAGATGAAGAACGTCTTTCTGTTTGCGGCCCAGCCTGTCTAGCTTATAAACGATAACCGTGTCGATTTTTGATTCTTCGATGTGACGAATCAACCGCTTGAGTGCAGGCCGATTCATATTGGTTCCCGTGTATCCATCGTCAATGTATAGCTTCGGATCGTCCCATCCTTGAGAAGTGCAGAACGCGGATAACCTTTCTTTTTGAACGTCGATTGAGAATCCTTGAACCTGTTCATCCGTTGAAACCCTAATATAAATAGCGATATTCATTTCTTATTCACCTCTGCTTATTAACCCAATCATAATCGAAGATTTATTCATTCACAATAATGTTGTAAAAACACACAAAAAAGTTATCAGAATTATAGAAAGAACCTATGAAGCGTTGGACTTTATATGTGTTAAATTTATAGCATAGGAAATTGAGAAACGGACACCGATGGCGCATGAATGCGCTGCTTGCATAAGCCGCTTGGACTCGGCGAAGGAACAGCCGGTGAAAGCTCCGATCCAATTCCTAAATACAACATTAGTCCCGTCAATATGTAGTTGATAACTATTGATGCGGGAGGTATGTTGTTCAATACAAAATGTTCGGTCCTGTGGCTGGGCCGAACTGCTCTGGCTTTCGCCTGACAGCCTGCCGCGCTCTTTTCGGATGGCAACCGAACAAAGGACACAAGGGGGCTGACACCTCTTCCTAGTATCACAATTAGCGCGGTAACAACTAGTCGCCAAAATAAGGCGGCTTTTTCTTTTGACATCCAAGTCTAAACTTATATATGGCAAGACAATAAAAAACGAATGGGGTTGATGAAATAATGTTGGAATCATACCCGGAATCAGGCCGAGCACTCGGTAAAAAGGCGATGGCTGCTTTGGAATCCGTGCCGAAACCGGTATCTGTTGCAACGACTACGGGTAAGCCATGGTCTACAACAAAACAGATAGCTGCGACAACGCTGGACGGCAAGGAAGAAGTGACGTTAACAGCACCGATGTATGATGGTTACGAGATACTACTTTGGGGATCGTCCACAATGGACAGTCAAGGCGCTTCAACGGATAACCTTGGGTGGAAAGGCTTGCTTAACGGGTACTATGGACCGAGCGGACTCACGTTTCGGAGTCGGGGAGTTGGTGGCAATACGTCAGCCCAAGCGCTTGCGCGGTTTAACTTTGACATTGCGCCGAGTAAAGCACAGTTCGTTGTAATTGGCGTAACGATAGGTAATGAAGATTTCCACAACGCGGCTGATGATGGTGCGCGTCAAGTGAAGTACCGCACGATTAAAGAGAACATACTCAAGATGGCGAATAAAGTTAGAGATCATGGTAAGGTTCCTATTGTTGTTACGCAGTTTCCGACGCAACGATACGATGCGATTCACTTGCAATACGCCAAAGCGCTGAACAATGAGTTGGAAGCCGTTGGGCTTTACGTGTTTGACTTCATGAATTGCGTGCTCAATACGGATAGCGCCACAGGTCAACCGATCACAGCAGCGGTTTTTGATATTTCGCACATCAATGACGTTGGCCAAAAAGCATTCGCTAAGAGCATTCCATACGTATGGGATAAGTTGCGATTCCATCCTAAAGGATTCCTCGAATCGAAAAAAGGTTATATTCACACAGGCAACCTTGCAACAGACATTCCGCTAACATTCTTCCTTGCCAAGGGTGCCGCAATTGAAAGCTTCACCGTGTTCAGTCGCTTCCGTCTTACTGAAGCGATGACAGGCGCGGTGTCTCTCATATCGCTCGGCACGAATGGCGCAGAGCGTGTTTTCGTAAACCCTGACGGCAGTCTTAGCTTGCTTCGAACGGGTGTTGGTTCCTCCACGTCTATCGCCGCAGCGGGCGCTATTGCGCTGAATACATGGTACAGCTTGGCGATTACGTATAATGTCATTAACGGAAAGCTCGATGTGTTCCTGGACGCAGTGAATATCTACTCAGGCACGGATACGGGATTAACGGCATTTGGTACGCTTAATATCGGCGGCAGACCTGCTGCAACAGCCTTCTTGAAGAACGCCAACATCAAAGACGTGATTGTTTATCGGGTTAAGAAGCAGGCCGAGCAAATCAAGCAGTTGCATGATGGAATCGTTTCACAGTCGGCGCTGGAACTATTCGCGCCACTTAACGACAAAGTAACTTCTGGCGGCACGAACTTGCTCAACCTTGCAGCAACGCCGAATAACTTGAGAATTGCGCCAGCTGTATCAACGATAACCGCCGTCACTGTCGGCCCTGGAATATAAAAAGTTAGCGCCCAAAGGTGAAAGCTGGCGGGCGCTTCTTTGCGGGATGTTCTCTTGCGCGTTTCTGAAATCGGCAATATAATGCACTTGTCCTTATATGCTCTAAAGTAACTAAGTACGTATGCTTTTAATATAATCGCCGTTCTACGGCGTACATTGCATTTAATGCGAAGCGAAGCGTGACGCATGCTTTTGACCTTATCTTTAAGGGGTGTTTTCATTTGAAAGTGTGGGTTGTTGGTCACTACTGCGAAACAGAAATTATCGGCATATATGACAGCGAAGAGAAAGCGCAGGCGGTAATTGACGCTATGGGTCAATGGGAGCGGGAGCAGTATCAAATTGACGAGTTCACCTTGAACGAAACGTTATAGGAATTTATTGAGAAGTCGAACCTAAATGGATCGGCTTTTTTTATTGCCCGAAGGAGCTGAGACGATGAAGTTTACAGCGCAGGACTCCGTTAACGAGATAAAAGCATACCTTGAAGACATGTTCGGACATATGGGGATTTACAAGCTGCTGAATTGGATCACATCGAAGGTAAGGCGTGGCTAAGAAATCAGCGAAGCCGAAGAAAGAAACCAGCAGCAGACCGGAAATACAAACGCTGGACGTTGTTTATAAGTGCGGTCATGAGGGCAAACGCCGGGAAATCGTTTATCCTCATGTCGGCATTTCGCACACGTTGAAATGGATCAGAGGAAATGTGAAATGTGGTGATTGTTATAAAGCCATGGGCTAAGAAGTTCTACAACAGCAAAGCTTGGCGGGATTGCAGAACGACATACATCACAAAGGTTCACGGCTTATGCGAACGTTGCGGCGAGGTCGGGGCTATCCTTCACCATACAACCTATTTGACCGCGAAGAACATCAATGACCCGTGGATTTCGCTTAATCATGATCTGTTGGAGTATTTGTGCAGGACATGCCACAACACGGAGCATATGGGCACAGCGGAGCCTATAACGGCTCAAGGCACGGCGTTTGATCGAGATGGAAATCTTATTCTTATTGGGGAGGGTTTTAAACGTGGATAAGCCAACGATTCAACCGCCGCCACAACGTAACATTCCGGAAGAAAAGAGTGTGAAGATCATTTATTTGAACGGCGGGAGTCATGAGTTTAAGAGTGACAAAGCTGCTGAAATTATTAGAGCAGGTTTCGATAGTGGCAAATTGAATGGATCTACCCTACTCGCATTGCCTTACTACGGAAGGAATTTAATCGTCAATATGATGAACGTTCGGAGCATTGAAATAGGTTAAAGGAGGGTGAGACGTTTGAGCGCGGTTGAACTAAAATTAATATGCAAGACATGCGACAAGACCGATACTTATGTCGAAGATACAACAACCTTTGACGATGAAGAGTATGCGCTTTGCAAACATTGCGGAGCTGCTGACCTGTGGGAAGACGTAACCGAATAACAAGGGGGCTATATCGTGAAACGTTCTGAAATGCGTAAACTGGTCAGTTTGGTTTTTGTATGTTCGACGTTGATCGTATGTTCCAGGGAACGCCTATGAAAGTCATTTATGGTCAATGCGCCAGCTGTGAGAAGACGGCAGAGTATAGCGTTGATGATGTGAAGAAGGTCGGCATGGTGGCTTGTAAGTATTGCCGCAGCAAGTCGGTATGGCGGGTTTATACGAATGCTGAATTAGATCAAATGAGGAAGGGTGAGCGGGTTGATTAAAGCTCAATGCGGCAGGTGCAAAGTGATCTCGGATTATCCCGAAGGAATACGAGGTGATCTATGTCCAATATGCGGTTCTGCGTGGCTTGTTGATGTCGGGGTTGTCGATACACCATCCAAGTTTGCCGCAGTTGAACGGGGAGAGATGATTATTCCATTGGGCAAGGTGGCGCTTCTATTCGTTCAAGAAATGGGTTCACGATTCCCGAGAATATACCAGGACGGCAGGGAACTGAAGGGCGTTAGGTCCATCACTATCCATGCAGATGCGGATGATGTAACCAGACATACTGTTGAGTTTGTGACAGGACATACGGCTGACGCGTTGACTTATGCCAAGGGTAATGAATGATGGTATGGGTAGTACTTGCAATGATGTTCGCCCTTGTTATTACACTCGGCATTGATGAAGTGAACACTCAATATAAAGTATCTCGGATAATCAATGATAGCGAGGTGGATGAATGATGAAGAAGTTTATTGCTTACTTATCGAAGGATGTAACTGTTAAGCAATCGATGGTTGTTTCCTATTGGATGTTATGGCTTGCGTGTACGCTTGCCATTGTGAATGATTTAATCGAATTGTTTTAACAAACAGGGGCGCTGATGGCGGTCTTTTTTTATTGCAAAAAAATCAAAAAAGTGTTGACTTTTCGACACTTTCGTGGGCTAAAGCGTTTCGAAATTTGAGCAAAATACCCCCCCTTTCGAATTTCGGGAGTGGGTTGAGCTAAGACCGCTGTCCCCCATTCACACAACACACAGGACGCGCACATGACCCCCTGTCATGATTGGAGGTGTATTTCTATGCCGAAAGAGCGAAAGCTCCCTACGAGGAAAATAGACGGGCGTACGGTTGGCGCAAAAAAGACGCGGGTTACGAAAGAAGAAAACCGGCTTTTGAAGATATTCGAGAAGTTGCCAGCCGATGCGTTCAGTGTCGCTCAAGGTCTGATTCGCCGGGCTGCTCACATGCGGATAACGCTTGATGATTACGAGAAGGACATTGATGAAAACGGAACGGTCGAGCTATTCCAGCAATCAGCCGGAGCGCCGCCTTATGAACGATCCCGGCCGGTTGTCAGCAATTACAATTCTCTTGCAAAGAACTATCAAACCATCACGAAGCAACTTACGGACCTTCTCCCGAAGGACGATGAAGGCAGCGGATCGGGCGGCGGTGCTCCGAAGAATGACGGCTTTGAAGATTTCCTGAACAAGAAAAATTCGTAACTTAAAGGCTCGCCATTTGGCGGGCTTTTTCTTTGGGGGGAGGTGGGGTCATGGGGCTGCTGAAAGAATATCCCCTTGCGTACAATCCGATTTTAGAATACTGGAATGAGATTGAAAACGGGCTTGTTGTGAGCGAGAAGGTTCGCCGCATGTACCGCCAACTTGCCGCTGATGTTTACAATCAATCATCGGTCTATGAATACAGTCCGACGCATGCCAATCACGCAATCGAGTTCATAGAGAACTATTGCAAGCACAGTAAAGGCAAATGGGGCGGCAAGCCTATCGAGCTGGAATTGTGGCAGAAGGCTTTCATTGCTGCCGCGTTCGGATTCGTTCATAAGATCGACGGAACGCGGCGCTATAGAGAGGTGCTTGTCGTCGTCGCCAGGAAGAACGGGAAATCAACGGTAGCTTCCGGCATCGGCTTATATCTGCAAATAGCGGACGGGGAGCCCGGCGCGGAAGTTTACGCTGCAGCTACCAAGAAGGATCAAGCCAAGCTTGTATGGCTCGAAGCAAAGCGCATGGTTAACAAATCGCCGTCACTCAGAAAACGCATAAAGCCCCTTGTGGGCGATTTGGTCGGGCTGACGAATGACAGCTCCTTTAAGCCGCTAGGAGCCGACAGCGAGACGCTTGACGGCCTGAACGTACACGGCGCAATGATGGACGAGATTCACGCCTGGAAGGACAAGAACCTATATGACGTAATTGTCGATGGTACGAGTTCCCGCGAGCAGCCGCTCATTGTCATGATCACGACGGCTGGGACGGTCCGGGGATCGGTCTATGACCAAAAGTACGACGAAGCAAAGGACAAGATCAATAAGCTTGATTTTGTCTATGCCGACGGCGAAGAAGACCCGCACGAACGGTTCTTGCCGATCATTTACGAATTGGACGACCGGAAAGAATGGGTTGATCCGGAGTGTTGGAAAAAGGCGAATCCGGGGCTCGGCAGCATAAAGCAAGCTGACCAGCTCGCAACGAAGGTTGCAAAAGCGAAGGCGAATCCAATGCTTATCAAAAACTTGCTGACGAAGGACTTCAACATTCCAGAGACGAGTGAGGAAGCTTGGCTCACTTACGAAGAAGCCTACAACGATGCGACATATGACATTGACCAGCTGCGGAACTCTTACGCGGTCGGCGGTGGTGACTTATCAAGCACAACAGACTTGACGTGCGCGACGCTGCTTGTCATGAAGCCGAATGACCCGAACATCTACGCGGTGCAGCAGTATTTCTTACCTGAAGAAAACATCGAGCAGCGGGTTAAAGAGGATAAGATTCCGTATGACATTTACGCCGATAGAGGTTGGTTGACGCTTTGTGTCGGCAACAAGATCGACTATAAGGACGTGACAGCCTGGTTCGTGAAGATGCACAAGGAATATGACATCACGCCTGTATGGATTGGTTACGACCCATACGATTCGAAATATTGGGTTGATGAAATGACTGATCTTGGTTTTGATATGCGGGTTGTCCGGCAAGGCGCTCTTACACTTAGCCAGCCAATGAAAGAGATTGCAGCCGACTTTGCAGCGAAGCGGATTAACTACAACTACAACCAATTGACGCTCTGGAACCTTATGAATACTAACGTCAAGCACGACGACAACGACAACATACGGCCGGTCAAGGGTAAGAACCAGCGGGCGCGGATTGACGGCACGGTGTCCATCCTGAACGCCTACACAATCCTCTATGAGAACATGACGGACTTTAAAGCTCTGATATAGAGGGGGGGTGAGAAATTGACAGAGAAACGCTCATTTTTTCAAATGGTATTCGGCGGTAAGCAGCGCCCGCAGAACCGGACCATGATGCAAATGCTTAACAGCACGCCGAACTTCTATGACTTCTCAGGTGAAGCTTACGACAGCGATACGGTGCGATCTTCAGTGGATGCTTTTGCACGAAACGTCGGGAAGCTGACGCCGAAGCATATAAGGCGCAAGGATGGGAAGATCATCGAAGCCGGACAGAACATTGAATGGTTGCTGCGGAATCGCCCGAATCGCTTTATGAATTCCTATATCTTTTACTACCGGCTTGCCACTCAGTTCCTTATGTCAAATAACGTCTTTGTCTGGATAAGGCGCGATGAAATGAACCGAATCGAGGGCTTTTACCCTCTCGTTTCTTCTGGCGTCGAGTTGGTCCAGGTGCAAACGAATAACGGTATTGATATGGCCGTCCGATTCCGCTTTTATGATGGCAATGAGTACACGGCGCCATATGCCGATGTGGTCCATTTGCGCCGCTTCTTCTACAAGAACGACATGTTCGGGGAAGCGAATAGGACGGCATTAAAGCCGATCCTCGACTTAATCGCGGTGACGAACCAAGGCATAGCGAACGCCATTAAAACGTCTGCTATCCTGCGGGGGATTTTGAAGTTTACCGGGATGATCAAGCCGGAAGACATTAAGAAGCAAACGGAAATGTTCAAAGCTGATTATCTTTCCGCGAGCAATAACGGCGGGATAGCTGCGACTGACACGAAAGCCGAGTACCAGGAGATTAAAAGCGATCCGAAAATGATTGATGATAAGCTCATGAATGCCATGTCTGATAAGATTTACGACTATTTCGGCAGCAATAAGAAGATTATCCAATCGAATTACAGTGAACAAGATTGGAACGCCTTCTATGAATCAATGATTGAGCCGTTTGCGCTTCAAATGGGGCAGGAGTTCACGAACAAGATTTTCAGCGATAGAGCTCAGGGCCACGGAAACGAAATTATATTCGAAGCCAACCGGCTGCAGTATGCCAGCAATGACACGAAGGTTAAGATCATCGAAACGCTCGTTGACCGGGGCATGATGTCGATCAATCAAGGTCTTGAGGTGTTCAACTTGCCGCCGATTAAAGACGGCGAGAAGCGCATAATGAGCCTGAATTTCATTGATGCGGACAAGGCCAGCGAGTACCAGCTGGGAAAGGTCAACAAGCCGCCTGACGCGGCACCGAAGGGAGGTGAGAACGACAATGACGATGAAGCATGACAAGGATTTCCGAGTGTTCACCATTGAAGCGCGGGCCGCTGATGTAGGCGAAGGCTCCGAAGAACTTTTCGTTGAGGGTTACGCCGCGACATTCAATTCACCGACGGTGCTTTATTCGTATGACGGTGTTGACTATAAAGAAGTCATTGACGCCCGCGCATTCGATGGAGCTGACATGTCTGACGTGATTTTCAATTATAATCACGGCGGTAAGGTGGTCGCCCGCACTCGCAACGGTACACTGGAACTTAAAACAGACGCCAGAGGGCTACACGTTCGCGCTAGGCTAGGCGGCACGGAGGATGGCCGCAAACTACATCAAGAAATCCGCGACGGTTATATTGATCGTATGAGCTTCAGATTTGCGATAGCGGAAGATGGCGATGAATACGACCGCAAGACGCAAACGAGGAAGATTAAGCAATTCAAGAAGATTTACGACGTATCAGCCGTGGACATTCCGGCTTATGACGATACGATCATATCGGCCCGCAGCTTCTTTGAAGCCGAAGCCGAAAAAGAAAAACGAGCAACCGCCGACGCCGAACAACGTCAACGGTTGCTTTTGTATTTGAACACACTTTAAAAATTGAGAGGGGTTATTAATCAATGACACGTTTACAACAAATCGCAGCACGCCTTACAGAAATTCGTTCCCTGCTTGACGGTGACGGACAAGTTGACATCGCAGCTTTGCAAACCGAGGTCGATCAACTGAAAGCTGAAAAAACTTCCATCGAAGCCCGCGCAGCTCTTTTGGCTGGCATTCCTGACGGATCGTCCGTTCCAAACCCTGAAACTCCTGCCGCTGCAGAAGTGGACAAATATGCAACGATTGAATACCGGAAGGCGTTCATGGAGTTCGCGAAAACTGGCAAAGCCATTCCTGCAGGTTTCGAAGCCCGCGCTGATGCTTTCACGGTTGTAACTGATGCAGCTGCAGTTGTTCCGACAACGATCCTGGATGAAATGATTCGCAAACTTTCCGTTTACGGTCAAATCTTTTCGCGCATCCGCACACTGAACATCGAGGGTGGTGTGTCTGTACCTATCCTGTCGCTCAAGCCGGTTGCGACTTGGATCAACGAAACGACTCCATCTGACCGTCAAAAGGTTCAATCGAACACGTCGGTTCAATTCAGCTACTACGGCCTTGAGTGCAAAGTCGCCATTTCCTTGCTGGCCAAAACTGTCACACTGGCTTCTTTCGAATCGACAATTGTACAGCTTATCGTTGAAGCAATGACAAAAGCAATCGACATTGCAATCATCAAGGGCGCGGGCACTGCTTCGCCGCTTGGCATTACTGTTGACACGCGCATTCCTGCGGCAAACATCGTTGACCTTACGGCAGCGGAAGCAGGCACATGGGCCGCTTGGAAGAAAGAAGTATTCGCAAAAATCCCATTGGCTTACCGTGCTGGTGGTTCTTTCATCATGGCGGCCGGCACATTCGAAACGTACATTGACGGCATGGTTGATGCGAACGGACAACCTATCGGCCGCGTTAACTACGGTATCACTGATGGTCCGCAGGAACGATTCAGCGGCAAAGAAGTCATTCTCGTTGAAGATGATGTTATTGCTCCATTTGACACAGCTGCAACCGGTGATGTTATTGCTGTATTCTGCAAGCTTTCCGATTACGCGATCAACAGCAACATGCAGCTTGCTATGTACCGTTGGTTGGATCACGACACAAACCAGTGGGTTGATAAGGCTATCCTTATCGCTGATGGCAAAATCCTCGATCCGAACGGCGTAATCATCGTGAAGAAAGCCGCTACGGTTTAAGGGGGAATGACGAATGAAGAAAATCGTCATTCTTGGATTTCATGACTCGGTTAACGACCGCCGCTATTACGTCGGTGATGTGTACGAATCCGAAGATGCTGAGCGCGTGGAAATCCTTGCGGGTAAAGGTTTGATCGAAGGGGCTGCTGATGCGGCTCCTTCTTCCGTTCCCGGCCCCGACGATTCGAGCGAAACGGAACCGACAGAAGAACCGGAAAAGCCAAAAGAGGTGAAGCCGCGTGGCAATGCTGGAGGACGTAAAGCAAGCACTAAGGATTAGCACGACAATAACGGCTTTTGATTCCGAGGTTATCGACTTGATTGCGGCAGCGCGTAATGACCTGCGCCTATCCGGGGTATTAGCGGAAAAAGTGGAGAACGATAGTGACTCACTGATAAAGCGGGCGGTCACGCTCTATTGCAAGGCGTTCTTCGGGTACGACAACGCCGACGCCGACCGACAACTGGCTTCCTATAACAGCATGAAGGCGCACTTGACGCTCTCAGCCGAGTATACAGAGGTCCCGGTATGAATTGGAGAGCCGTAATAGGGTTGTTTGACATGATACCAGGACGGGACGAATACGGGGCTGAGACAGAGGTTGACGGGCCGGTACGTGAAGTAATGGCTAATGAGAAGTCAGTCAAAGGCGCTGAGTTTTATCAGGCGCATGCAGTCGGCATCCGACCTGAGATTGTTTTCGAGATTCGCAAGGCAGAGTACCAGGGCGAGCCGAGGGTTAAGTATGAAGGCGCGACCTACTATGTCATCCGGACATACTCCCGATCCGGTGAACTGTTGGAGCTGACGTGTTCACGTTACCCAATGGAGGGCTGACGATGGCTAGAAGATCGAGAACGAGCATTGAAGGCATGGACGAGCTGGAAAGCATGATCAGGCAGCTTGAGAAGGTGCCGCAAAAGGTTGTCACCAAGGCGGCGCAGGCCGGGGCTCGGATTGCGTTGCGATCCGCAAAGGCTGACGCGCCGGTTGATACTGGCGACCTGAAAAGCGCTCTTGTCATGAAGCCGGAACGCAAGAGGAAGCCGGGGAAGAAGATGTACAACATTAAGCTAGACCCGGCGAAGAATGATTTATTCGTCAAGGAAAGCAAAGCGGGCAAACGATCATATTATCCTGCTTCTCAAGAGTACGGATTCAAGACTGTTAACGGTGGATACATTCCCGGTTATCGTTACCTAAGAAAATCCATTGAGGACAACGAGAGCGCTATTGAATCCAAGATAGTCGATGTCGCCGTGCGGGAAATTGACAAGATCATGAGGAGGTGATTGCGGTTGAGTTTTGAAACAGCAATGGTCGAAGAGTTCGCAGCTATTCCCGTTATCGGCAGTAAGCTTTACCCGCTCGCGGCTCCTGGTGACACGGTAGCGCCTTATGTCGTGTATGGAGCCAGCGAGGGAATGCGGGTCCGGGCGCTTGATGGATATAAGGACAGCAAAGAAATCAATGTTGATATGAATGTTGTTGCTCAGACCTACAAAAGCATGAAGCAGAACACGGCCGCAGTCCTCGACATGATTATCAGTTTCCAGCAGCGCGCAATCGGTACTGAGGGGCTTTTCATACAGGAAATAGACCTGGAAGAACCAGACGAGATTTATGAGGATGTTCCCAAGCTTCATAAATGTGTCATTTCATTTACAGTTTACATTTAAGGGGGAATTATTGTGGCAGAAGCAACACGCGCTTTAGGCACTCAATTAATGATCGGCATAAACGCTGTCGGAAATCTTTCGAGCATCGGCGGTATCGACGCATCCGCTGAGACGATTGACGTTACCGCGCTAGACAGCACAGGCGGCTACCGTCGCAAATTAGCAGGATTCAAAGACGGCGGTGAGGTTTCCATTTCTGGATTCTTCGCTCCTGGCGATGTCGGGCAGGCTGCTATTTATACAGCGTTCGAAAGCGGCGCATCTTCGGAATTTAAGATCGTATTCCCTGCGTCGCTTAATGCACAATGGGAATTCACCGGCGTTGTGACTGGTTTCACAACGAGCGCAGAACTTGAGGACGCGCTTACGTTTGAAGCTACAATTACCGTATCTGGCGAGCCGATCCTTAACCTGGCGGTAACGCCGTAACAGCAATCATTCAAGCAGGCTAGAACATCACGTTCTAGCCTTATTTTTATTCCGGGAGGAATTAATGTGGCAAACAACAATGATGTAATTTTTGTGGATTTGGACAAAAAGCGCGAGCTTCGATTTGGACATAAGGCCATTAAAAGAATGCTAGCTTCATCGAATAAAAGCGTCGAGGACATGGAAAATGAACAAGACCTTGACATCGAAGAACTTGAGCTTATTTTCTACTACGGATTGGAGCGAGATGCGCGAGAAAACGGCGAAACGCTGACCATGGAAATGATGGAAGATATTCTCGATTGCGCTCCTTCTTATGAATATCTGATGGACAAAATGCAGCAAGCATTCGCCAAAGCAATGGGGAAGATGTCGGGAAACGTGCGGAAGCCGCCAGTTCCAGTGACACAGCGGAAGAGGTAAAACCGTTCGACTGGGATGATTCTTTGCGGGCGGCATTCGCCATTGGTTTAAAGCTTCATGAATACAACGACATGACCCCGCATGAGCTTGCCATCAGTATCGAGGAATATCAAAAGCGTGAACTTTACCAGCACCGGGAACGGATCACGGCGGCGTACATGGGTGCATATCTACAACGGGTCAAGCGAATGCCGAAGCTTGAAAAATTGATAGGTGATCAGCCAAAGAAGAAAAAGCCAATGACCGACAGGCAAATGTTGGACATGATCCGGCTGCTTAATAAAAAGATCGGTGGAAAGGAGGTAGGTAAATAGATGGCATTAGTCAGGCAGTTAATGGTTCGTGCTGGCGCTGACTTCTCTGCAATGCGGCAGGAGATGAGACGGGCGCAGGGAACTATTCAGGACTTCAAGAAAAATGTTTCAACTGCAATGAAAGGCATTGCGGCTGCTTTCGCCGCTGTTGGTGTCGGCGCTATTTTTAAAGACGCGACGAAGGCGGCAATGGATTTCGAGTCAGCTATTTTGCAGATTAACCGAACGATGGGGGCAAGCGCCGGGGCATTTAACCAGTGGGCGAAGGATAACGCGGCCGCTTTCGGGTTGGCTCATGGTGAGGCCGTTAGATATGGTGCCACTTTCTCGAATCTCATTTCGACGTTCGCAAAGGATGCGTCCCAGATTTCGCAATATACACAGCAATTACTTGAAGCTTCAGCGGTGACAGCTGCAGCAACCGGCCGGACGATGGAAGATACACTCGAAAGAATCAGAAGTGGTATGCTCGGCAACACGGAAGCAATCGAAGACCTTGGAATTTTCGTCGGTGTCTCAATGATCGAATCAACCGAAGCTTTCCGGAAGTTCGCCGGTGACAGGTCTTGGCAGCAGCTTGATTTCCAAACGCAGCAGCAAATACGGCTGTTTGCCATCCTTGAGCAATCAGCGAACAAATACGGAACCGAAGTGGCGAACAGTACAGCGGCACAGCAAATGAAATTCATTGCACAGCTCAAAAACGCACAACTCGCGCTCGGGCAAGCATTCTTGCCTATTTACAGCGTTATCCTTCCGGCGTTGACGAGGATGGCGCAAGCCCTTGCTACTGCCGCGAATGTGATTGCACAGTTCTCCCAGGCGTTATTCGGTAAAACGTCAGAGGTCAAGCAACAAGCGAAAGCGACACAAGCACAGGCGAGCGCCGTTAGCGGATTGGGTGACGCCTACACAGAAGCCGGTAAAGCGGCTAAGAAGGCATCCGGACAAGTGCAGGGGTTTGACGAAGTTCACACGATAAGCGATTCAAGCGGCGGTGCTGGCGCTGCTGGATCAGCTGCGGGCGGGTTGCCTGGTGATGCTTTGCCGTCAATGGATGTTGGCGGGTTCGCATCTTCCACGGTTGAAGTATCGGAAAAGGTTCAAGAGATGGCGCGGAAGGTCCGGGAAGCTATAGGCGGTCTTTCATCGTTCATTCAATCAAACAAAGATATTATCATTTCGGCTATGGCCGGGATCGGTACAGCTTTAGGTCTTGGGTGGGTGTTAGCTCACTGGAAAGAAATAAAAGCGGCTGCCGTTGTCGCTTTCAATGTCGTGCGAACAGCAATAATGGGCGTGAGTATCCCTATTACATTAATCGTTGCTGCAATCGCTGCTGCGGTGGCTGCTTTCGTCTATTTCTACCGGACGAATGAGAAATTCAAGGGCGTTGTTGATGGTGTTTTAAAGGCAATCGGTGACGCGGCTGTATGGCTCTGGAATGATGTGCTTGTGCCCCTTGGTAAGTTCTTAGGGCAGCAGTTTGTTGCAGCGTGGGACGCTTTTACCAATGTTGCGACGTGGCTATGGAAAAACGTCCTTGTACCAATCGGCGCCTTTCTGGTCCAGTTTTATCAAAACATCCTAATGCCTTTGGCAGCGGTGCTGCGTGACGTTCTCGGCGTGGCGTTTACAACAGTCGCGAATATAGCTATGTCGTTTTGGCAAAACGTGCTTGTGCCACTCGGCAAGGCATTGAGTGAAATGTTCGGTCCGGCCGTTGAAGCAATTTCCGCTGTCTTGAGCTTCCTTTGGAACAAGGTGTTTGTTCCGTTTGGTAATTTCATGAGCAAGACCATGATGCCGATATGGGAGGATGTAGTCGAGGTTGTGACCCGGCTTTGGAAATCTGTTTTGAAGCCCCTTTCCGAATTTGTCGGCGGCCTGTTCTTCTCTGTTTTCGATAGTGTGTTCAAATCCATAGGTGAAGTTATTGGCGGGCTAAAGACCGCTTTCATCGGTCTGATGAGCTTCATAACCGGCGTCTTTACTGGCGATTGGGGCCGCGCCTGGGAAGGTGTGAAGCAGATTTTCAAAGGAATATTCGATTCATTGGTGGGCATCGTCAAGACGCCAATTAACGCCATTATCGAAATGATTAATAAAATGATCGACAGTTTAAACGACATCAAGATTGAAATACCGCCACTAAAGGTTGCGGGAAAAACACTTTTTCCTGGGGCGACACTTAAAGTTCCGACCATCCCGAAAATACCACGTCTAGCTCGTGGTGGCGTTGTAGATGGAAAAACGAATATGGGCAATTACATCGCCGGGGAAGCCGGAGCGGAAATGATTGTTCCGCTTGAAAATACGTCTTTCACGGATAAGATTGCCGCAGCGCTCGGGACGGCCGTCATGACCAACATGCAAATGGTACAGGGTAACGGCAAGGGCGACACGATCATTCAGCTTAACGGCGTCGAGCTTGCCCGCGCTATCCAGCCTTATTTGTCCGGCGAGAATAACCGCTTGGGCGGCGCAATGATCACAGCAAAATAGGAGGGGTCCGGATGGCTCTTTTAAAGATCAATGGAGCGGACTTGCCGACTCCTTCGGGTTATATCGTAACGAAGCAGGACATCGTTAAAGCGGAGCGGAATGCACGCGGTACGATGATCAAAGAATTAATCGCGAGTAAGGACAAAATCGACCTTACTTGGATTTACCTTACTCCCGCGCAGTTATCTCAATTGCTCGCTGCCGTGTCCGCGAATTTCTTTAATGTCACCTATCTTGAACCGCAAAGCGGGACGAATAGGACAGCGACCTTTTACGCCGGGGATCGGTCCGCGCCAGCTATGGACTTCATCAACGGCGTCATGCGCTGGAAAGACATCAAATTCAATTTGATTGAGCGATAAGGGGGGCGCATATGTATCCGACAACACAAGCTTATAAAGATGCGGTCTATGCGCCCACTCGCCGCGTAACTGCCCGCGTCACCTTTGATATATCGGACGTGACCGCGCCGGGAGATGTATCGAGCATTGTGGTAACACCTGAACTTACACCAATCAGCCAGAAGTCGCAGCTTAATAATAACGTTCGGGAAGCAGCAACGAACCTCGCGACGCTCGAACAGGATCGCTTCCGCTTGGATGGTTCTTTTTCTTTTGCTGACGATGTGACCCTTGCGAACAATGGCGATGTGGGCTTTATCAGTGGCCCTCTATGCGGCGCTGACGGCGTTTTCGCTTCTGCCCCTACAATCACTCTAACCTTTGGCGCATTGCACAGCAGCGCGGGAATCACGGTCGCATTTGATGTCCACAACAACGAGTACGCAACGGAATTCAACGTGAGTGCCTTTAATGCTTCAGATGTGCTTATTGAAAGTGTAGACATTGCCGGGAACACGAAGCCGTTGAGGGCTATATTCGGGCAGTTTGCCGGGTATAAAAAGATCGTTGTCACAATCAATAAATGGTCGGTAGGTAATCGCCGGGCGCGGGTGCTTGAGATTGATTTCGGTTACGTCGAAGTGTACACCGACGAAACCCTCATATCCTGCAATCTCATCGAAGAAATGGACATGATCAGCGGTCAGCTTCCTTCGCCGGAGTTCCGGTTCGCGGTCGATAATTCGGATCGGGCTTTTAACATATTGAATCCGAACGGCGTTTATAACTATCTGCAGCAGCGGCAGCAAGTTAAGGCAGAGCTCGGGGTTGAGATCAGCAGCGGGGTATACGAATACGTCCCCCTCGGTGATTATCTGCTTTGGGAATGGACGAGCGAAGAGGGGGCGCTAACGGCTTCATTTACGGCCCGGACAAATCTCTACTTGATGGAGAACTTCGATTACGAACAGTTAACACCAAGCAGCAAGTCATTGCATGCGCTGGCCGTCCAGGTGTTCGCGGCCTGCGGCGTTACGAATTACAGCCTTGACTCCGCGCTTCTATCCATTACCACAAACAGCATGGCGCAAAAGACTGACTGTAAGAGCCTGCTGCAGATGATCGCACTTGCCGGTCGCTGCAACATCTATGTAACCCGCGACAATGTAATCACGCTCAAGCAGGTGAGTTTCGGCGCGGCCGTTGACCGGGTTGATTTCGATAACATCTATAGCGAGCCTAAGATTGAGCTGGAACGCGCCGTTAAGCAAGTAGACGTAACGTACTGGACCGACCTAAACACGTCCGCTGTATCGTCTGTGAGTGCGTCCGGCGTGGACGTCGGGGATGTGCTCAAGCTTGAGGGCAATACGCTAATCAACACATCGGCGATCGCCTTGGCCGTCGCAAACTGGATCATAGCCCAAAAGCAATACAGGGCCAAGTATTCGATTAATTGGCGCGGCAATCCGGCGCATGAGCTCGCGGACGTAATCGCCATTGAAAACACATACGGCGCCGATAAGAACGGAATGATCACGAAGAACGAGCTAATCTATCAAGGTTATCTGCAAGCCCGTACAGAAGCAAAGGGGGCGGTCTGATGGCATGGATTGCTCCTAAGTTGAATTGGCTCCCGACGGATTCGATTAACGCCGTTGACTTCAACCGGATCGAGAACAACACGGCCGAGGTCGCGGCTTATCTCAATTCGATTCAATACGTCATGCCCGCGCTGACGACGGTCACGAACCGGACGCAGACGAGCGTTGACTATTTATCAAGCATTAACCGAATCGAGCAAAACATTGACGCGATCCGCGCCGCATTCCTCACGCCGCCGGGGTATGGTCCGAAAGAGACGTGGATTCCAAATAAGAAGTTCGACAACGAGGACGCTATTCGGCTTGAGCAGAACTTGCAATTGCTGCTCGATTGGGGCGTCCTTGTTTTTGAAAGCTTCCGCTATTGCGGCGCGGCGATATGCGGGGAACAGGGGGTTATCTATTAATGGCTTATACTAAAACGAATTGGTTTGATAGAGCTGTAGAATTCGTAAACAGGTACACGAAAAGCGGTGAGACTGCGGATGAAGTAACGCTCGTTCAGAAGCCGGGCACTATAACACAAGCCGGAACGCCGCTGAATTCCGCGAATCTGAACAAGATCGAGCAAGGGATTTTCGATGCTGCCGCGACGGCTGATTCTGCCGCGGCAGCTGCTGCAGCAGCGCAATCAACAGCAAACACAAAAGTAAGTAAGTCCGGCGATACAATGGCCGGGGATCTAAGATTTACAAATGATACATCTCCTCACACAATAGGCATTAGATTTCATGGTGACGGATCGGGTTGGAGATTCCCCTTCAAAAGAAACGGAGACGGTACAGTAGTCGCCACGATACGCGATGACGGAGAAATGTTTTTGGCACTTGGGACGCAACAAGCTTATCACGGTGGTTTCAAGCCCCACGCAACGGGCTCTTATGTAGGTGACGACGGTACTAACCGAGACATTGCGCTTCCCTTTACTCCAAGTTTGGTTATCGTGTCAATCACGGATAACGCCACTATTTATACAGGTAATTTCGGTCTAGCAACATCGGCCCAGCCGCTAAAGTATAGCGGAGCAACCATATGTCTTATTGGAACTAATAAATTTACGGTTAATAATAATGGGTCCTCAAATGGCATCAACGCAGTTGGTAAGGCTTATAACTGGATCGCATTCAGATAGGAGGGTAAAAAGTGATCTTACACGCAAACGGGAGCTACGACCGCGCGGACTGGCACACGGAAGAATTTTGCGCCGAGCGTTACCCGAACAGCCATTTCATTGACGAGAGTACCGAGGAAGGCGCGGCGCTCGCCACAAAAATATTAAGCTTCCCTTACTTTTCAATCATCACGGATGAAGAAGGCAATCTTTCCGATGTTGTTGAAAGAGATCCGACGCCGGAAGAGATCGAAGCACAGAAACCGGTAAAAACACCGGAGCAGCTTCGAATTGAACAGCTTGAAGCGGAATTGGCAGACGTACAACTGGCACTGGCTGAGCTATTCACGGCTTAAAACTAAAGGAGTGGTCATATTGGCGATGGCAATGTACAAAATCCGAATCATAGCAGCAGCTTGTATCACTCGTTACAACAATGGCGAGGGAGATATTGACGACATCGTGGACAGTTACAACATGGGAGCGGAAGACAGAGCGCTTGTCATGGCTGAGATTTACACACGTCGCCCGGACATTGAAGCTACAAACGTTTAAGGCTCCGCATATGCGGGGCTTTTTATTTTAAAGGAGGAAGAGACATGAATAAAGAGCACATCATTTGGACTACACTCGGAGCAATATTCGTTCCCGCATTTGAATTTTTATATGGAGTAGGTGAGGCCGTGTTTACTTCGATGGTCGCGTTAACGTTTTTCATCCTAATGGACTGGATTAGCGGAACGCGTGCGGCCAAAAAGGATAACAGTTATGCAAGCAAATACGGGATTGATGGCGTATCACGAACATTGTTCATGCTGCTTCTGCCTGCTGGCGGCCATCTACTTGATCAAGTTTTTAGCTTGCCGGGAATACTCTTTGGCGCTTTGACCGCCGGTCTGTTGTACCATATCATTCAATCCATGGTTGCTAATTCTATCCGAGCAGGGTGGGGCGAATGGCTACCGCTTTCGGTATTCGAAGCGCTATTGAAATGGGTGGGTAGCGAACTGGAAAAGAAAGTGCAGAGGGCTACGCAGCGCGGCGGCGTGACAGATAAGGCGAACGACGATGCCTAAATACTCTTACAAAATCTTCGACCCGAAAATAGATAATATTTACGCCGTCCATCAAAACGGGACGACGGTCAAGGAGCTCGGGCAGCGCGAGAAAGCGGACGTTGCAATTAATTTCAGCTATGCGAACACGGTAAGCGGCGTTCCTATTGGTCGGCTGGTCGTTGGCGGCAAGACGGTCATGCACGACATCGACAAGACCACTTTGCGCGATGAACTTTATATGTCGGCTGACGGATCGCTTCATATCGGAAAGGTCGCTAATCCGGTTTGGGCAATTCAAGGTTCACCCCGATTGCTTCAAGACGGAAAGGACGTCATAGCCGCCAGCGTTAAGCGGGACCGGACCGGCACGGACATTTACACCAGGGCGGCTATCCGGACAGCGGTCGGCATAACGGCGGCCGGTAAGCTCGTTATGGTCCGGACATATGACAGCGTGACATTGACGGAGCTTGCGGGAATCATGAAGTCGCTCGGCTGCGTGGATGCTCTGAACGGCGACGGCGGCGGCAGCTCCTACATGTGGCCGGAGGATGATGGATACGGCCGGAAGCTTGGGGCGGCTCTGATTGTGAAGAAAGGGAAGGTGGAACCAGTGGCGAAACCAGTATTAGTTATTAATCCGGGACACGGCGGGAAAGACCCCGGCGCTTCCGGTAATGGAATTATTGAGAAAGATTACACACTTAAAATTTCCTTGTATCAATTCGAGCGATTCAAGCAGCTGGGCGTGCCGGTAGCGCTGACGCGTTCAACTGACGTCTATCAGGATCAAGACGAGTTGACCGGAATTGTAAGAAACAGCGGAGCGAAGTATTGTATCTCGAATCATTTGAATGCAGCAACGGCAGAGAGTGCACAGGGAGCCGAAGCGATTCACAGCATACATTCAGACGGAAAGCTTGCACATGCGCTCGTTTATGCGATCCGGGACGCGGGGCAGACCCTGCGGAAAACGCCGGTATTCACGAAGCAGCGCAGCGACGGCAGCGACTATTACTTCATGCACCATGACACCGGCAAAGTATCGACGGTTATCATCGAGTATGGATTCATGACGAACGCAACGGACGCCGAACGCATCAAAGCGAATTGGAAGGCATACGCAGAAGCCGTTGTTCGGTCATTCTGCACGTTCATCGGACATCCTTACACAGCACCCGCCGCTCCGGTTGTAACGCCGCCAGCGCCTACAGGGACGTTCAAGGACGTGCCTGCTAACCATCCGGCAAGAACGGCAATCGAGAAAGCGGCAAAGGCTGGAATCATTAACGGTATCGCGCCGGACCTGTTCGGACTCGGGCAGCCGGTGACGCGGGAGCAGCTTGTCATTATATTGGATCGGCTCGGAATGTTCGAATAAACGAAAGCCCCTGACCTTCGCGGGTCGGGGGCTTTTTCCGTTTACTTTATTTTTGCTTTCATTTCATCGTAGGCGGCTTTCATTTCCTCGACCGTATCGCTTGAACTGTATGCCATTGCAATTTTCCCGTCAACCGACAATACAATAACCCCCGCGCCGTTATCATCTTCAACAAGTGTGATAACCCCTTTTAAATCCGGATCATCGTATTTCGCGGAACCTTTAACGGTCGGGTTACTCATGTTATCCGATTCGTCAATAATGTCTACGCCCATTGAAAATAATGGGATAGCATCCGGGTGTATATGGTCCGCAACAAACTTCTTATTAGCTTCCGCATCCGTCCCATTGATGTAAATGTTCACATAGTCGAGCGCTATTTGTTCGTCTTTGGCGAGTTTCTTCGCTTTAGGTTCCTTTGTCGGCTCCGGTGTCGCAGAAGTTTCCGGCGCGTTCGTTGTTCCCTCTGTTGCTTCCTGGTCCACTTCAGCCCCCGTCACTTCCGCATTGTTTCCGCAACCGGTCAAAATAGCAGCCGTGATCATGAACGAAATGAATAATGATTTCTTCAAATGATAGCCCCCTTAGTTTTGCACTATTTTACTATATACTGCCAATCCTGCCTACCGGTTTCACCAAAAATCATCTGCTCGAACGTCATGCCCGTGTTTCCTGAGTGCTGAAATGATCTTCTGCACCGTCCCGGCTCGCGGCTCATATGAAGCATCCCCGCATAACTTCGAGACAGAGTTTTTATTCAACCCCGCTTTCTTCTCAAGCCATCCTTGAGTTAATCCGGACCCGTCAATGAACCGACCTAGCTTTGTTCTTGGCTTTCCTAATCCAAACATATGCCCACCACCTTTATATCAGAAGTGTGGACAATCTATGAAAATTTTATTCATCAAACTAAGAAACATAGGCAAGCCGTCCGTCATATCCTTAACCATGATCGACAACCGCACTACATAATGCGGTAGTCAAATCGACAAGGGGAGGGCTTCAAAATGGGAGTTTTAGCACCAGCGTTTCAAATTGCCGGGATCGTAATCGGTGGCGAGGTCATCGGGAAATTGATGGAGGAAAACGGGCAGGGCGGGAAAGTGGTGTTCGTGAAGATCGTTTCATATGCAAGCTGCGCGTATATCGCTTTTCAATCTTGGTGGGATTTGGTTCACTACATCGCACGGTCATTCGGGGTTTAACTAACAGGAGGTTGAGCAGATGAAGGACATCATCGCTTGGGGCATGGTTGGATTTTCTTTTTTCGGCGGCGCGTATATTTGCTGGATTTTTGGGCACGCTCTTTCTCGGCCCCTCGCCCAATCCATCGCTTCATTCTTCTTCTAAGTTTTTCGCGCTGTATTAAACATTTCAAAAAGATTTGTCGTATCAAGTCATTTTGCTTGTATTAGTGGGGTAATGGTAATGCAGTATGTCGTTCGTCCATTACTCTACTAACTACCGCATCACATTGGAGGGGATTTATAGATGCTGTTGCTTGGATCTACTGCATTATTTACTGCTAAAGCTGCAGGCTTGGCCGCTAGCTTATATGTAGCCTGGACAGCATACAGCACCATGCCAGAAACGGAGCTGCGCCGGAACATGACAAAGGCATTTCGAGCCGGTGAGCTGGGCAAGAAGGTCAAGCGGGGGAAGGGTAAAACCGAAATCATTCTGTATCCGAAAATTCAGCGGGTGGCCGTCCGGCTGGATAGCAAGCAAGTCGTTTTCACCGTTCCGACCGGGATGAATCCGAAGGAAGTTTTCGATCATGATTGGTTATTTCGCCAGGTGTTCGGGGAGCATATCGAGCTCGTCGGAGACTCCAAAACGTTCGTGCTGAACGTGTTCAAGGAAGGCATTCAGATGTTCGACTATGACGCTGAAGAGGTCGAAAAAGCGGTTGAAGGGCTTCGGCTGCCGATCTTTATCGGACGAAGCAGAACGGGCGTTGTGGCCTATGACATGACCGAGCATCCGCATTTGCTCATTGCCGGGGAGACGGGCGCGGGAAAGTCGGTCCAGGTGCGTTCGATCCTTACGTCCTTGGTTCTTGATTGCCGGGATCGGTTTGAACTGTATTGCGCCGATCTGAAGCTTTCGGAGTTCCATCTATTTCGGGGCGTGGCTGATGATGTGGTTTACAACGCCGAAGGGCTCCATCAAATATTGATCCGTATCAAAAAGGAGTTAGGTAATCGGGGCGCGCTGCTCAATAAAGAGCGGGTCGCAAACGTCGATGAGCTGCCGCCGAAGAAGCGGCCGAAGTACATTATCATGGCAATCGATGAAGTCGCCCTGCTGCAGAAGCATCCGGCCTGCATGGACATTGTAGAAGAGATAAGCGCGATAGGCCGGGCGCTCGGCGTGTTCCTCATATTATCAATGCAGCGCCCTGATAGTGACGTCCTTGATGGGAAATTGAAAAATAACTTAACGGTCCGCTGCGCCTTCCGGCACTCTGACGAAATCAACAGCCGCATCACCATCGGGACCGGCGACGCCGCGCATATCAAGCAAAGTGAAAAGGGATTAATGATTCACAAACTCGACGGGATACGCTTCGTTCAAGCGCCATACCTGAAGCTTGACGCGGCGCGGAAGCTGCTGGAACCTTATACACTGAACGAGGAAGAAATCGAACAGCAGGCCGAACAGAGGGCGCAGGAGATACAACAGCAGATTGACGATGATTTCGAGATGGGAGGTTTACCGTTTTGATTACCAGGGATAAAGCCATCATAGATGATCTTGAACGGTTCCGCTGCCTGACGCGGGACGATATAGCAGAGTTACACTTCACGAATGTAAAGAACCCGATAAATGAAGCGAACAAAGCATTGCTTCGGCTCCGACGCATGGGGCACATCGGAGTATCAAAAGAGCATCGCAAGTATTTGTACTTTCCGGATAGAAGCATCAAAAAGGATTCATCGAAGATCGGGCACTTCTTGGCTATCGCATCCTTCTACCGAGAAATACGAACACACGATACACCTTACCGGTTTGAGGTGGAACCGAAGCTTGGCGGGAAGGGGCTCCCGGAGCCGGACATATTCATGATTTGGAAGAAAACCGCATTTTACGTGGAAGTTCAAAACAGTGTCTTTTCAGCCAAGGTTATGCAAGCGAAGCTGCTCCGGTATGAAGCATTTTATACAGGCGGGGAATGGCAGCGGGCCGAATGGCAGCCGAAGGATAAGAAAGTGTTCCCGGTTGTTTGGATCGTCGGCAAGGGCAAGTATGACACGAAGGGGATTTCGTTTCGAGTGCTGCAAGGGGGCGTGAATGACATCTTAGCTTTGTATCAGAAAACGAATTAATTCAGAATTTTACAGGGGAATGCCGATAGTATTAAAAAGAGGTCGAAAGGAAGGGTAAAAACGATACTTATTTCGTGAACGTATAAGTTCCTAAAATCTCCGGGGGAGCGCGGTCAAATCCGCGTTCGCCTGCTTTCGCTGGCTTCGAGTTTCCAATGGTAAAGCTGTTCCATACGTATGTCTAAGATTGTTGCAGCAGTATACATGGCTTCCGCACTCATCGGCCTTTCATCATTGCACCAATAAGAAATCATGCGGGTTGACCAGCCTGTACGCCGGGAAAGCTCGGCTTGTGTGATTCCTCGTTTCTTTAACCAGTATCGCAGCAGGCACTCCCCACGGGAGAAGTGCACTTGTCGAAATCACCACTTTTCTTGTCGACTGTTGTCGGTTAATTTATCACCGGTGTTCGTACTCTGTTCGTATTTTTTATGGTATAATTTTCTCATAAAACTAATCATCATGACGATATAAGGGGGACTTTTTATTCAGCGAATCATCATTGACCTAAACACTTTGGCCGAGATTGATGAAAATGAACTTAACGAAATTAGAAACGGGATAGCGCCGCTTAACCCTTCATTTGACGATTGGTCCGAAGAACCGCTATAGCGAAGCGAGCTTCTTCTTCTGTTAGCGTTTTGCCATCGAGAACAAGTGTAAATTGTTTCAGAATTTCTCCATCCGATAATTCGAGCTTCTTCAAAAACTCTGACTCTGGCCGGTCGGAGTTTTCGCTTTTTCCAAGAAGGTAATCCGACGAAACTCCGAATACATCCGCAAACTTTTTCAGCGTTTCACTAGGAATATTCTTATTCAATCCTCTTTCGTAATTCGAAATATTAGCGCGCGTCATGCCCATTCTCTCCGCTAAATCATCCTGACTCCATCCCCGCTTAGTCCTTAGTTCCTTAATCATTTTCTCTATATTATTCATTGATAAATACCGCCTTTCATTCACATTCTATTAATTTATTATCGAAATTACGAAATTAGTACTTGCGCGATAGATGGTTTCCATGTTAAATTGTGGTTACCCCAAAACAAGGTGGTGATTGATGGTAAAAACTTTGAATCAGATTCTTCATTCCGCTGCAACGGTTTGAAGGATGATGCAGTTAACGGATGCCTATTATGTTGTCCAGATTTCATTGCATAATGTTTTATTGACACTTTTATTTTCTTCTGTATTTGTTTCATAAGTGTTAGTTTTGCTCACAAGTTGTATTATAAACCGCAACTATCACTTTCGCAAGCTTATTTTTCATTTTATTTCCATTTGACAGAATGGAACTATTTAGCATGCCCTTAATGAAAGCAATTATTTCGAAACACACAATTTCGTAAAGAGGTGAAACCATGAAAGCGACAGTCGATTTATCTCATGAATTGGACGAGCAAGAAGCCGACATGATCCGTTCTCTTATACACATTGAACGCAATGCCGGTGCCGTATCACATTTGAACGATCTTCATAAATTCCGCTTGAGCGGGTTGGTTTCGGCTGCAGCGGTTAACTGGCTTGAAATCGAAATAGGTGAGCTGGAACGCGACATTGTTAGAGGGAGGTTGAACGGATGCTGCGTGGACAAGTCTGGATTGCTGAATTAGGGGAAAGCCGGGGTTGCGAACAAGCAGGCGCGCGGCCGGTATTAATCATCCAGAACGACACAGGAAACAAGTTTTCACCGACAGTCATTGTCGCGGCTATCACAGACGCTAAGAAGCGGTACATGCCCACACACGTTAACATCGGGACTCACGGCAGGATGATGAAGCCCTCGGTAATCTTATTGGAGCAAATTCGCACTATTGATAAATCGAAGGTTGATAAGTATGTCTGCACACTTCCGGACGCAGTAATGAAGGAAGTCGAGAAAAAATTGCTCATTAGCTTGGGAATAGAGCTATGAACGAACCTATCTTAGAAGGCGAGGAAAAAAACGTGATGAAAATCAAGGTTAAAGACACCAACGAACTAAATAAAATGATCGTCAAGAAGGGTTTCAATAAAACTGAGTTCGGCAATGAAATTGATTTGTCTCATTCAATGACAAATCAGATCACTAACGGGAAAAGTCAACCATCACCTAAAACCGCGAAACGCATTTGCGAAGTGCTCGAATGCGCTTGGGAAGAAATCTTCACTTTCGAAAGTGAGGATGAAAAATGAACATCACATTCAATGAAATCGTGCTGAAGAACTTCAAAAGCCATAAAGATTTGACGGTCGTGCTTCACCCGCTGAACCGCATCTTGGGAACGAACGGAGCCGGTAAATCATCCATAGGTGAAGCTGTCACCTGGGCGCTGTACGGCGTTGATACAATGGGTAACACATTGATCAAGGCGCTATCGCCGGAGCCTACAAATTACGAATTCGACCGCGTTGAAGTGCATCTTCTCATGACGGTTGACATGAAGCAAATCCGCATAAGCCGCATGATCGAGAAGGGCAAAGCCGTCTTTTACATCAATGACGATCCGAAAACGGCAACGGCATTCAAAGAGATTATCGAATCATTGTTCGATAAAAACATGTTCCTTTCATTGTTCAATCCGATTTACTTCTTTACTCAGAAGCAGGAGGAACAACGGGCGCAGCTGCTTCAATATGTACCGCATCCGACGAGCGCCGAAGTTCTCGAAAAGCTCAAGAAGCTTCATTCTGACACGCTGGGGCCACTGCTTAAAAAGAAGGCATTGCCGGACCTTGAAGCGCATCACAAAGACAACAAGAACCGCAAAGACAAAGAGCTTATTGCCGCGAAAGAGCGCGTCAAGACGCTGAAGGAGCAAGCCGGCACGAAAGAACTGAGCAATCAAGAGTATATGGATTTAAGGCTGGCGCTCGAAAACGCGAACGAATCCATCAAGGCAGCGGAAGCGCAAGAAGCAGAAGCCCGCGCCGTCAATGAAAAGGCGTATAAGCTGAATATGGTGCTTGAAGGCATCAAACGGGAAGCGAACGAACTTGCGGGCAAATACAAAGCCCTGAAGGGTGAACCGATTGGGGAGACGTGCGACAAGTGCGGCCAGAAATTGGACGAGCATACGGTTGATGCTGTCAAGTACTCCATTGGGCAAGAACTATCCGCAATCAAATCCCGGCATTCTGAATTGCTTGCAAAGTATGACGCTATGAAAGCCGAATCGAAAGGACTTGTAGTGGTCGAAGTTGAACCGCATCAAACGGCGCAGCTGCGAGAGCTCCGGGAGATTTTAACGAATCAGATTCGGGAAGCGGACGAACGCGGCAAGCTGTCCGGCTTGATCTTTGAAGCAGAGAACACCGTCGAAGCAATTGAAACCAGCTTCAAAGATTCGGTTTTGATCCTGGAAGCAATCAAAGCTTTCAAGGCTGCAGAATCCGAATTGATGGCCGGTAAAATCGCGGACCTCTTCCCGACATTGACACTTGAGCTCTACCAAGAGAACAAGGGGGACGGCGAGCGGAAGCCATTCTTTGAAGTTTACCAGGACGGCAAGCCATTCCGGAAGCTTTCCCAAGCTGAAAGTGTGAAGGCCGGTCTTGAATTGGTGGACGTATTGAGCAATCAAAGCGGGATCGTTGCGCCGGTGTTCATCGACGGAGCGGAAAGCATTATCACATATAAAGCGCCAGCGGGCCAACTCATTGAGTGCCGCGTTGCGGATCAACCACTAACCATTATGGAGGTAGAAATTTAATGAAACCACAAACCTATATTTGCACAGTATCGGACGTTGCAAGCGGCCTTATTGAAGGTAGAAAGGTAATTCCTTATTACGAGGATTCTTATGAAATCATCTTGTCGCTTGGTGGTTCTGTTGACCATCATATCCGCAAAGGTAGCGAGTACTTCGCCAAACACTTACAACCAATCGGAGGTAACAAATAAATGACAAAACAAATCGCAGCAGTAAACACTCAGGCACTTGTCGGCAGCTTCACACAAACCGAATTGGAAACATTGAAAGGTACAATCGCAAGAGGAACAAGCGATGAGCAGTTCGCGCTATTTGTTCAGACTTGCGCCAGCTCCGGCCTTAATCCATTCCTTAATCAAATCTATTGCATCACGTACAACGGCAAAAACGGGCCGGTCATGAGCATTCAAATAGCTGTCGAGGGAATCGTCGCACTCGCGAAAAAGAACCCAAATTACAAGGGGTTCATTGCTTCCGAAGTCAAGGAGAATGACGAATTCGAAATTGATGTTGTGACGGGCGAACCACTCCACAAAATCAAGACGCTTGTTCGCGGCAAGACAATCGGAGCCTATTGCGTTGCCTACCGCACGGACGCCCCGAACATCGCGGTTATTATCACGAATGACCAAGTGGACCATTTATTGAAAGGCCGCAATGGTGACATGTGGAAAGACTTCTACGACGACATGATCGTGAAGCACGCAATCAAGCGGGCGTTCAAACGTCAATTCGGTATTGAGGTAGCGGAGAACGAAGCAGACCACGGCGAGACAGCGGCGAACACCGCGCCATATGAGCGGCGGGACATCACAGCTGATGTCGACACCGAAAGAATGAGACTTGAGCCTGAACAGTTGGCAGAGTACGACGCAAATAAGATGAAGGAAATAGAAAGTGAAGCAGTAACCACGGCAGCCTCACAAGTTAATGAGATGGTGATTGTTCAAGGCGAGATTGTCCGGGCCTTCCGCACTTTGGGAGTGACGAAAAAAGAAGATCAGACAGCCGAAATAGCCATGCGGTTCCCACCAAAGAAAGACAAGCACACGCTTGCTGAATTGAAAGGAATCTTGAAAACCTTGCAGCTGGAAGTTGATGAAATGAATGACGGTCTTGATCCAATCGAATAGGGGTTGTTGCTAATGAACGTTAAGGTTCTAGCTTCCGGATCGGAAGGAAACTGCGTCTGGATCGGCAACGACAAGACCGGCATTCTGATTGACGCGGGGTTGCCCAAAACGAAGATCGAGAAAATCTTGCTTGATAACGACATCGACCCGACGAAGCTTGACGCGGTGTTCATCACTCACGAACACAAGGATCATTGCCAAGGGCTCGCGTTTGCGGATAAGTACAAGATTCCGATCTACGCCAGCGAAGGGACGCTCAAGGGACTTGGGCGCCTGGACACCGGCAAGATAGTCAAGGCCAGCGGTGGCAACATCTTCGACGCCCTGCGGATGTCATTCGTCATGGTCGAAGCCTTCAAGGTTCATCACAACGCAGCGGAGCCGCTTGGATACACGGTCAACGGGAACGGCATGAAAGTCTCCGTCATGATGGACACCGGTCGCGTCACGGATGAAATGATTCACGCCATGCGATGGAGTGACGTTTACGTGTTCGAGTGCAACCATGACGAGGATATGGTTATTGACGGACCTTACCATGACTCGTTAAAGCAACGGGTGTTGCGGGATCACATGTCAAATAACGACGCCGCAGAAGCACTTGCAAAGCTCATTAGAGGGCAGGGCGAGCGCATTTTTTTGACCCACATGAGCAGCACGAACAACATGCCAGCGCTGGCGCTTGGGACGGTCAAACGGGCATTGAAAGCAAAAGGATTTATTGCAGGACAACATTATCAATTGGAGGTCATTTGAATGGGACGTTTATCAAAAGATTTACTGGATCAAATTCGCAAAAGCCCGCCTACGTATTGGTTAGGATCGCGAGGAATCACCCTATTTGAACACATCGACGCAATCGAGATTGAGCTTAAACTCACCAAAGAGGACGAGAAAGAAGCCGTCCGCAAGTACGGTCAAGCAATGAAAGACATCGACCGGCTGACGGAGAACGTCGCGCAGCTGCAGCGGGAGAATAAACGGTTGATGGATGAAGTAGACGAAGCCCGCGAGCCGATAAAGGTTGTGTTGCCGAAGGAAGTGGTTGAAGCCATCGAATATTATTTTTCGCTTAATGGTGTTAATAAATTCGACGTGTTATTGCGGATCGAAAGATCAGCGGATACGATAGCGACTGTTGCTAGGGCTATCCTTCACAAGAAACATGGCATCGATTGGGAAGAGGTTCTAATGTCCGCTCTCATAAACGGCTACACCGTCGAGAAGTCGAAAGAAGATCGGCTGCGGGATGGCATTGCTGAAATCATCACCGCACAATACCCATTCACGGCCGACAAAGATATAGCAGCCAATGTAATTGACTTTGTAACCAAGTTCAACGCCGAAAACACATGAGTAAAACCGCGAATCAAATTTCCGTATCAGGTGAAATGATCAACCTTCACAAATGCGACAATTGCGAATGCATCTTGGATGGACCTGGATATTACTACTGGCAGGATAAGGATTTTACTTTGTGCCTGCTCTGCATTGTCGATTTAGCGAGAAAAACGAGGTGTTAAACTATGCGGGGCTACATCAAAGACCATCGCCAGGAACTTGTGAGCGACATATGGAAAATGCCCCCGCTGTATCACCGAGTTTGGCAATGGCTTAAATACAAGGTCAATTATGAGGATGCCGTCATACCTTTTGCCGATGGTTCGAAGCTAACGATCAACGCCGGGCAGCACCTTACATCTATCCGGAAAATCGCGGCCGGTGTTGGATGGTACGAGCGGGGATTGTGGAAAGAACCCAATCCAAAAACCATATCCGAGGTGCTGAAATGGCTCGAAAATGACGGCATGATTACTGTCGATGGAGGTAACAGCAAATATACGCTCATAACCCTAGTAAATTGGCGGTTTTTTCAGCAAGACGAGCTAACCAAAGTAACAGTGAGTGCATACAAAGAAAAAGAATTAAGAACTAAAGAATTAAAAGAATTAAGTTCTTTAAAAGATATGTCTGAAATGGAGGTTCAGAATCCAATGCAAATCTTAAACCCGAAATTAACGTTTGAAGAATTCTATGCTGCTTATCCAAGGAAAGTATCAAGACAACCAGCTTCTAAAGCTTGGGATAAATTAGAGAAACAAAAAGACTTCGATCCGGCCATGATCATTCGAAACACATTCAACTATGCTGAGACTTGCAAACTGCTCGGAACACAGCCGAACTTCATTCTTCATCCTTCAACCTATTTAAACCAAAAGCGTTATGAGGATTATGCAACGGTTGACCCGGAAGGGCTGGCGAAAGGGAAGCCCAATAAGCAAATGGACGTCTTAGCTAATTTCTACAAGGAGGGTGCAGATGAAGAAACAGGAAACGGCGCAATTTCTGGCGGTAGTCAAAACGGCGTTCCCGCACTTCGAAATAACTGAACCGGTCGTTCACTTGTGGCATGAATATTTAGAGCCAATTCCTTTCGACCAAGCAAAGAAGAACTTGCAGGAGCATATCCGGTCGAATCGCTTCCCGCCTACTATAGCCGACATTGTGCGGCTGGAACCAAATAGCACGCTGCACATTGACCAGCTGCGGCTTGAAACGGCTGAACGGTTCGCGCTAATGGACGAATGGGAGCGTAACGCGGTTCCCATACCGGAATGGATCGGGGAAAAGTGGGGTAAGAAATGAACGCCCTGCACGAAGCCGAAACAGCGCTCCTGGGCGCATTGATTCAAGAACCCGAACTCATAGACGAATTGTTCATTCAACCGCATGAGATGGTTGCAGACGAACGGCACGGCCTTATCCTTGAAACGCTCAAGTACAACTATGAGGAAGACGGCACGATTGATTTCGTCATGATGGCGCAACGGTCCGGCAAGAATCTCGGCAAGATCGGTGGCGTCTCGTACTTGTATCAGCTTTCCTCTTCAGTCACAAGCGCTAACCACTTTGACCATTATCAAGCCATCATTCGAAACGGATATATACAGCGAGAAACGGCAACGGCAATGGAGAGTATGGCGGCAGCGGCGAGGATGGAAGGGACCGACGTAAAAGAGCAGATTGCAAAGGCGCGGGCCCGGCTCGAAGAACTTGACGAAATGGCAGCGGTCGGCAGTGACTACGGTCTACGAAAGATGTCCGACACGCTTGAAGGTCACACGGCGGTCATTAAGGAACGAGCGACAAAGAAAGGTATGACCGGCGCAAAGACGATCAGCCGGGAAGTTGACCGCATGACCGGAGGGCACCAGCGCGAGGACTACGAAATCATTGCAGCAAGGCCGTCAATGGGCAAGACTGCGGCAATGGTATGCGATGCGATCCGGACGGCGACAGGTGGCGGCGTCGCTGCTGCAATCTTCTCAGCCGAAATGAAAGAGATCCAAATCACGGAGCGCGTCATATGTGCCCTTGCTAACCTGGATAGTACACGGATGCGCTCCGGACTGTTCGATGATGATGATTGGACGCGGTACAGCATAGCACGCGACGAGCTGGACCGGTTGCCGATCTACATCACAGACAAACCGGATATGACCGTTCAATTCATCCGCAGCGAAGTAAAGAAGCTCAAGAAGAAGCATGACACGATTGTTGTCTATGTGGACTATATCCAAATCATAAGCGGCGGCAGAAAGTTCAACAGCAAGCGCGAGGAAGTCGAATATGTTTCGCGGCAGCTCAAGCTTATGGCCCGTCAGCTCGGTGTGACCGTCGTCGCCTTATCGCAGCTCAGTAGGAAGGTCGAGGAAAGGCAGGACAAACGGCCGATGATGTCCGACCTGGGCGAATCCGGAGCAATCGAGCGCGACGCCGACATTATTACTTTCCTGTACCGGGATGATTACTACAACAAGGAAAGCGAGAAGAAAAACATCGTTGAATTGATCATTGCCAAAGGACGCAACGTAGGAACGGGCACCGTGGAGATGGCATTCATGAAGCAGGTCGGCAAGTTTGTTGACCTGGATAGGGGGCATCATGGCAAAGGCGCTGCCTGACCGGATCGAAACCTATGAGCAGTACGAGGAATTGCTTGCCCGGCTTGTTGATGGAGCCAAGAAGCTTAGCAACCCGCTGCTTGATGATGATGTTCGTGAAAAGATGATGGCCGTATATGACCGCATTGATGGGCTGCTCGGAGACTATAGCGAGAGGGTGTATAGACAATGAAGGATGGTATCGTTTTGTTCTACAATATGGGCGGCATACTTTATCCGGTTGCGCTGACTCAAGAACAACAGCAAATCCTTGAAATGACTGCGAGCTTATTTTCACCAATTACGATTGTTAAAGATAAGCCGCTGGGCAAAGTTATCAATCTGCTAGAGAAGAAGGGTTAAGCGGTGAAACGCGCTCCCAAGCAAGAAAAGCACGACCCGCTTTTCAGCCTTACACCTTGGGAAATCATCTATGACGATGAAAAACGGGTTATCGGTGAAGTGTACAAGCCGCCGACTGAATATTTAATAGACGGATTATGGAGAGGGGTAAAGCGGAATGCACGAATTAAAGATTTATCTTAAAAGCGGTCAAGTGTTGACGGTGATTTGCAAAGAGTTTAAATTCACTTTCGACCGTTCGAATGGTGAATATATTGGGTACGAAGTGAAAGGTGTTCAAGAGTTCGGTTATGTAGGGATCAACCCGCGCCAAATAGCAGCATATACTTCAATCGATTTGGGGGTTGAGTCATGAAGCGATACGTTGGGATCGACCCGAGCACAACAACGGGATTCGTCGCTATGGACGAGCAAGGCAATGTTCTGCGGCAGAAGGATTTAACGGGAGTGGGCAACGCGGACCCGATGCGGATCACAACGCTGATTAGTGAAATCATGGATCATATTCATCCTGGCGATGTGGTTTGCATCGAATCTCCTGCGACTCACGCGAAAGGTCAAGGCGTCGGCTTTATGTGGGGATTGGCTTACGGCATCCGGGGCGCTCTGTTCCGCAGAGGAATCAAATATTATGACGTGGCACCGACAGCACTCAAGAAGTTCTGCGACGCTTCCCGGCATCGGTTTGATGCAGAAGGCAATAAGCTGGATAGCAAAGCCGCTGTTGCTGATGGGGTTTATGAGCACTTCGGATATACGCATCCAAGCAATAACGTAATTGATGCTTACGTCCTGGCGCAGATCGCCTATGCAATTGCAACGCCTGATGAATTAGGCCGCGAAGATTATCAAACCGAAGTAATTGAAACGGTTTTGAAGCCTGCACATGAAAAGAAGGCAGAAAAAGCAGCAGCCAATAAAAAGAAGAAAGCGAGAGCCGCCGCAAAAGCTGCTCAAGGCGTTTTGTTATGACTTCAAGGTAACTGACACTTTCGAAAGCATCAATCAACAGCTAGGCGGTACCGTGTTGACGTTCCGGGAGTTCCGGCGACTAGTTGGAACCCCGGAAGTGAGGAACGCTCAAACGGCCTTCTAGGAGCCTTAAACGATGTGGAGGGGTTGAAATGAACATGAGCCGAGCGTCAAACGCTCAATTGAACGAAATTATCCATCATAGTCGGGTCGCAACGCTGGCCGACAAAGCAGCAGCAAGGAACGAGCAGTTCCGCAGGAGCCGGAAGCGCAGCGGTAAGGTAACGAAGCATGAGAAGGAGGTGGGGAAGCGGTGACGTTTCCAGCGGAAAAGGAATATCTGATTCATGAAAATATCGGCATTGTCAAAAAGTTGGCTGGCAAGATGGCCCGCAACATTCGGGATAGCGCAATTGATTTTGACGATTTAATGCAGTCCGGCAGTATGGGCCTTATGCACGCAGCTATGAATTATGTGCCGAATGAAAAGACCAAGTTTTCCAGCTACGCACACCATTGCGTCAATGGTTACATGATCCGACAGATAAACAGGATTTCGCCCATTTACGTACCGGTTAACATTAAGCATCTTGCTGGCAGGATCGTTAAGCATGGATTGCAGGGCGAAACGGCCGAGGTAGTATCAAATCTGTTGGAAGCTCCGTTGGACACGACGCAAAAAGCTATGCACTACTTGAGCTATCGGGTTGTTTCGGCCGAAAAAGCGAACAAGACAAACCGTGGATCAATGACTTCTGACGAGGAATTGACCCTCATGAATATGTTTTCGGTCGAAGATGATCATTCAAGCATGTTTCTGGATGATTTCCTAAAGTATCTCAAGCCGCAGCAAAAGGACGTTTTATATTACCTTATGAAAGATTTATCATTGCGCGAAATAGCCGGTGCCTACGGAATTTCATATCAGAGGGTAGGTCAAATCAAAAAGGAAATCGAGAAGCGGTACGCGTTTTATAAGAGCCGCGAAGAATGGCATGAAAGACCATAGCCCGCGACGCCGCATGAAGGCTCTGCCGCAGCCGAAGAAGGACGAGAGGGAAAAGGCGAATAGTGATGTTACTGTTCGCGCCATGACCCCGGAGGAAAGGGAACGGATGGAGCAGTTAAAGGCTTATGAGAAACCGACCGTTATCAATTTCAAGAAAAATTATAAAACAAAAAGGATGATGGACATGTCAATTAATCAATTAGTAAAGTCGGCGCATGAAAATGCAGTTAATAAGGGCTGGTGGGAAGAGGATCGGAGTTTTGGTGAGCTGATTGCCCTCATGCACTCCGAGCTTTCTGAAGCGCTGGAATTTTACCGGGAAGGCGCGCCGATCAATGAGCTACTTTATACAGGCATTAGCGGGTTGAAGCCGGACGGAATTCCTGCCGAGCTGGCAGATGTTGTTATCCGGGTGTTTGACACTTGCGGGCGTTATGGCATCGACCTGGAAGCCGCAATAACTGAAAAGATGGCCTACAATGCAACGCGGCCGCAGCGACACGGCGGGAAGGTTATCTAATGCTAGAGATTCAACCGACGACATACGCGGAAGCATGCGAATTTGTGAAGCAATTCCACCGGCACCATTTACCGCCCCAGGGCCATAAATTCAGCATAGCAATAGCGGATAAAGAAAAGGTAGTCGGGGTAATTATGGTGGGGCGTCCTGTTGCTCGCTCTTACGATAATGGCAGAACGCTTGAAGTCACCCGATGTTGTACAGATGGAACTAAAAACGCGCCGTCAAAGCTTTATGCGGCCGCATGGCAAGCCGCGCGAGCAATGGGATACAGAAGGTTGATCACTTACACACTCGCTCAAGAGCCTGGAACAAGCCTTCGGGCGGTCGGATGGAAGTCTTTACACCAAACTAAAGGCGGTTCATGGAATTGTCCGACAAGGCCGCGAATCGACAAACACCCAACAGGACAAAAAACCTTATGGGAGATCGAAAACCAAAACTAATTTATAAGGGGATATGACCATATGAAAATCACGATCAAAGCGAACTTTAACAAGCAAACGAAGGACAGCAAAAAGGAACTTGTTCAGTTCATCGTCAAGGGTGAAGATGAGAAACGGCCAGAACTAAGTTCATTGACTCGCGAAGTTGTTCTTTTGAGTATTGAAGGGCTTAATGTTGAATTGAAAGCCGCGTTTGAAAAAACGACGAAAGACAGCACGAAAACGACGCTGGACTTCATTGTTAAAGGCGATAGCTCCGCAGCGCAGACGTTCGAGTTTTACAAGCTGGCAGGTTCGGATGTTGAATTGACCATTGCCGCCGCTCAAATGAGCATGGAAGAGTTCAAGCAGGTCAGCTTCGATGATGAGCAAGAGGAAGAAGAGGACGAGGACCAAGCAGCTTTAGAGCTTGAAACACTCGAATGAAGCGCAGCCGCTGGAATTGGAAGTTCATCGGTTTTTGGGCGGCCGCGTTCCTTTCCTGCATGACATTCTGGACAGGCGTTATTCTTCTTATGTCAATTCTAATTAAGTGAATCATACGCGCTCCGGCTCCGGCTGGGGCGCTCCCAAAACAGGGGTGATAAGGTGCAAATGAAGTTAGATTTCGAATTGCCGGAGCTCGACAGGAAGAAAACGCAGCGAGCGGTTGAAAGTGCGCTCGATAAATATCGGATTTGCAAGTATTTGACGCACGAAGAAAGGGAAGCGAGCATTACGGCCGGATACAATGAACGATTCCACGGTCCGACGAACACCACAAGCGACCAAACGGCGCAGATTGCCATACACAATGTAGACGCCCCGGCAGAACGAAAGGCATTCTGTGAACGGGTCGAGCGGGCCGTGCGGCGCCTGCATCCGAAAGAAAGACTTCTTATCGAGCAACGTTATATGCGGGAAGATTACGAGGGCGAGTATATGAACGATATGAAGGTGTATTCTTTCATCTTCAACCCGCCTATAAGCCCGGTTACTTACGACAAGATCAGATGGAAAGCATTTTACAAGCTCGCGCTTGATTTGAACGTTGAGGTTAAAAAATAAGTAGGGGGCGGTTGAAATTTCTAAGGTTGTCCAGACGAAGCGCCAGCATACACATGAAGAGAGGACAAAAGGGGGTTTGTCGGTGGATAAGAAGCCATTAAATTTCCCGCCTGATGTTGACGAACTAATTCATGAGTTATACGCAATTGCAGTCATGAGAGCAGCAGAACAGGGAATTAGTTTGGATGATGAAGATGATACCGAAGAATGAGAAAAAGGGAGCCATAACGGTTCCCTTTTTTGTGTTTAATTATTTTCATACAGATGGTGTTATGTTTTGCCGAA